GATTTGAACTTGTCCAGTTAGCAGCAGTATCTCTACGAAGTTGGATATTGGTATCTCTAGTTACTGTTCCACCGCTTACAGATGTTAGAGATGCTTGGCTAGTATCTGCCCATAAAATTCCAGTATCTGCTGGTGCTGTGGTTTGGGAAACTATTCCTCGAGCACCAGTCATGCCTGTCGCACCTGTGTTGCCTGTAGCCCCAGTTGCACCAGTTGCTCCAGTGGCACCAGTAGCGCCAATTGGTCCAGTTAAACCCGTGGCTCCAGTGGCTCCTGTATTACCTGTTAGCCCTGTTAATCCTGTATTGCCAGTCGCGCCTGTGGCACCTGTAGCACCCGTTGCTCCTGTAGCCCCTGTTGCCCCTACATTGCCAGGAGTACCCTGTGGACCCTGGTCATTAGATAGAACAACAGTAGTCTCAGGGGTTGTGACCTGCTCAACAATTACATTGATAGCCTCAGTGTCTGGGCTGATATTGACAGATATGTTATTGCTGTCAATAGGTTCAATAATTACAACTGTCTCACTCATGAAGTCACCGCAGGTGTAACTACAAACTTCCCTTCAAGAAGACGAGTCACAACTGTACCTGAATTTAACACAAAGTCATAAACATAACGGCCTGCTTCAAGTGCTGCTGTCTGAGTGCTTGACAATGTAACTGCAACAGTACCAGCAGTGCCACCAAGTACAATTTTTCCATTAGCATTAGTTGCAGTAACTGTTGTGGTACTAGCACCAACGAATGGGCGCACTGTCATGGTTGCTGTATAGTTGGTTAGATTCCAGACAGTATCACCAGATTTAATTGTAAATTGAAATGTAAATGTTGCACCTTGTTCGCATACCAGATTATGTTTTGCACTCATCACATATTCACCTTTCTTAAGGCCGCGGCTGGTCCAAGTCCAGTTGTTCCAGCAATAGCATTACATGCACCTTGAAGGTCCTTCCATCGTGAGATAGGAAGTCCAGCATAGATATTACAAGCACCAGTAGCAGCAAGACCAGTAGTTCCAGCAAGTTTATTTGCTGCACCTTCATCGTCTAGCCATTGTGTCTTTGGGGGAAGTGTACCACCAAATGCGAGGCGGTTGAGTTCCTCAATTAATGTACTTCCTTCTCTGCCTGTTGCCATTGCTGACCTCTCTACTTCATATAGTCTGGAGTAATCAACTTACTCTTTGGCTTCTTAGGTTCTTCTTGAGCACCCATAAAAGCATTGTAATAATTAATATCAAACGAAAATCGTTTCATATGTGGAACTGTTGCACCTGTGTGTGCAAACAGTGGAACATCTGCCTTATCACATAGTGCAAAGAAATATATATCCTCACCCAGGAAGTTCTTGCCATGTCCAATGTCTGAGAACAATGGACCATCTGCAACAACGGCTCTGATTCTTTCCACGATACTTCTATGCATTAGGACATATCCCATGCCAGCTGCGCCCACCTGTATTAGTTCGTTCTTAGGCAGTGGATGAATTCGCTTGACACCAATTTGATTTTCATTTACTACAAAATCAAACAATGTTGGCATTGGAACCATTAAAGTTTCTTCTGGTGTATCTGTTGTAAAGTAAACTCCTGTTAAGATTGGACGCTTTTCAACATCTTTATTATCCCAGAGAAGTTTAAAGGTATCTACACCAATTACAACATCTGAGTCAACCCATAGAAGCCAATCAGATTTATTACCATCATACCAATGATTAATTATTCGCTCACGTTGTCGAGCAATTTGATTGCCCTGACTGCGCAAGGTTCCAACAACATCAACCTCAGAATGAAGCATAACATCTGTAACGCCTTGCATAAACTTTCCATCAACCATACCATTATCGCACCAGGCGATTGTTAATTTGTCGTTCATTGTCCCCACCTTTACTATTTCTTTTTATTACGAGCAGATATTGCTGCTGCTTTTTTCTTAGCATCAGCTTTTGAACTAGCACCCCATGCTTGAAGCGACAACAACAAACGTGTTGGCTCACCATTAGGCTTGCGTTCTGGTCCTGGAGCTCCACCCATACGTGCTAGGAAAGATGCTCTACGAGGATTGTCCCCAGATTTAACTGGAGGCTTGAGGGTTCCACCTTTGTAAGATGCTCTACCCTTTGCATTGAGTCCACCCGTAGGTGACTTACCTTCTTTGCGTGTCCATGCCTCAGTCATTTGTTTTACTTCATTCGTGTATCTGGTTGTGTTGGCCCAACTGATGTAACTGGTCCACGTGTTAGCGGTGGACGTACCATTGCTGCAGCAGGGTTTCCCTTTGTGCCAGGCTTGTGTTGTGGGTCGACAGCCTTATAATCTTTTGCTTGGCTGCGTGTCTTAAGTCCAGTAATATTTACGATTGGCATTATTTCTTCTTCACTTTCTTTGCTTCCGATAGGGCTATAGCGATTGCTTGCTTAGGGTTCTTGACAATCTTACCACCCTTACCAGAGTGGAGAGTGCCAGCCTTAAACTCATGCATGACCTTTGCGGTCTTCTTTGCTGCTTTAGTTTGCTTCTTCATTTCTTAATCTGATTTCCTTTGGTATCATAACGACGGCCTTGGAGTCCAGCTCCTAGAACCTGACCAAATTCCTTGCGTGTTTTAGCAGCAAGAGCATTTGCCTTAGCGTCGGTCCCTGGTCCTGATGTGTTGCTCATTTCAATTTGAGACCTATATGATTGATAGGCATCATTAATTTCATTAGCAAAGTTTTGTAGGTAGTTGGCTTTTTTAGCAGCCATGTCACTTCTTCTTCTTTGCTACAGACTTCTTAGCAGACTTCTTGACGACATCCTTGATGCCCATCTTCTTTTCCATTGCTGCCATCTTTGAGCCTTCGCCCTTTTCGTGCTTCTTCATTGCTGACTTTGATGCGTACATTTCCATTTTAGCCATTATACTGCTCCTATTTCTTTGAGTACTTCGGTTGATGATTTAGTTATATCTTTAGCCTTAGGCATAGTCTCAGCATTGTAAGCCTTACCCAAAGTTTCAGATGCCGTATAAGCTGATTCAATATCAGCCATGCGTGTACCTGCTGGCTGCATGCCTTGTGAGCGTGCATCCCTATATGCTTTCAGTTCTGCATTCCATTTCTTATCTGGAATATCTCGTGTTGCATCTCCTGGATTTAATTGAAGACCCTTGGCCTTACAGCCAAAACAATCCTCGCCACACTGAGTATGGTCAACTGAAATCTCTTCATACTCAAATGGTTTATCAGAAGTTATATCGCATAGTACGCAACCCCAAAGGCTTGCTTCAAAATTATGTTCTGCAGTAAAGCCCCACTCAAGAACTTTACTAATGTGCTGGTGTCCCATTTGTATTCCTATTCCACTACGAAGTTAGCTTCAGTTACTCCAACGCCACCAGCAATCAATGCTGCCTTAGTTGCTTCACTTACTCCACGTGTTACATATCCTCCACGATATACTTCATCGTAGTTGTTTAAGTCTGAATCCACAGAGTATCGAATCTGTGAATAGACTCCACCAGATTTAACAATGGTTATTCCTTTGCGCAGTTTTGCGAAGTAGAACAAGCGGTGCTTTCCTGATGGACCTTCTAGCACATATGGTGTGCTGAATTTATAAGTTGCCATTGTTCTCCTTAATGAACTTACTGATGAGGCTAGGTTTCCCTAGCCCCACCCGTCAATCAATTATGAAGCGATTGATGAACCTGATTCGATTCGGTATAGTGCTTCTTCACGGTAGCGTGCAAAGCCTAGTACGCCGTACCAACCCATTGGGCGGTGACGCATCAACTTGTCAACTACTGGTCCGATTACTACGTGTGGCTCTTCTGCAACTGCCTCTGCCAATGCTTGCTGTCCAGCAATAATTGTGCGGTAGTTACGAGCAGATGATGCACCGTCAGTAGCATTGTACAGACGTGGTGACTCTACGAAGTATGCACCTTCGTATGTACCGATTTCGCCTGCCCAGATGCGGTCCTGTGCAGAACCGTACTGGTTTGGTAGCAACCAACCTGATGAACCAGTCTCAGCACGAAGGTCGTGTGAAACTTCTGGGTGGATACCAGCCCAGTATAGTGAGCCCTTGCGAGCGATTGTCTTACCAGCACGTAGCTTAGCAACTGCCTTGCGTACGTTAGCTGAAGATAGTGTAGCAGCAGCTGTTACAGTTGCTGTTGATGTTGCTGTTGAACCTGAGTAGATTACGTTTGTTCCGCTGCGCAATGCTGTCATTGCAACAGAGTCAATAGAATCTGCAAGGTTGAACGCGATAATGTTAGCAATTGCTGGGTCTACATCAGCTAGGCTGAATAGTTCCAACGCACGTGTTACAAGAACAGAGTTACCGTACTCGTTAAGAGTAATAGTAACTGATGTTGGTGTAGACAGTGCTACTGCATCTGGGTCAGTATCTTCTGTCAGAGCAGATGTTGCTGGTGATAGGTCAACGTAACGTTGTAGAACAACTGTTGAACCTGGGATAGACTGGTTAGTAGGACGCTTATCTGCGACAGAACGAATTAGGGGTTCTGCACGGAGGGCGAATTCTAGAAGACGGTCATACGCCTTCTGTACTAGACCAGCACTTCCAAGTGTACCTCCGAGTGAGGACGAACCTGTGGTTGTGTAGGCATTAGCCATTTATGTCACCTCCAAGTGACTAGGAAACTATGATTTTTGTGAGTAAAGAATTGAGATTAACTCTTCTGCAGATTCTGCATTGTTGAGTCTCATCTCTAAGTTCTCGCCTCGGTCAGGTGTTGTAGCACCTTGAGTGACACTGTCCTGGTTGCGTAATGCAGCTCGGTCAATATCACTTACTGCTGGTGCATCTTCAGACTTCGTAAGCCCGAACAAATCTCCGTTATCTTCTAGCCAATTATTAACTGACTCTTCAGATACATCGTCTATGTCCTTGAGGATTAATCGAACTGCCTTAGGATTTACACCCTTCTTTTCTAGGACTTCTTTGACTGTACGCTCACGCTGCTGCTTGGATAATCCTTCGAGCTGGTCTGTGAGTTCTTTGATACGCTTCTCATCTGCACGCTTGGCCTTACGCAACTTTTTAAGTAAATCGCTTCCGTCCATAGGTGTGTCATCGATTGTATCTTCGTCTTCGTCTTCGTCCCAGTAGTTGTTGCTCATAGCAACCACCCTTCTATTCGTTGTTAGTCGCAAGCCTCAGTATCTAGTCGGGGAACTAGACTGGCTCTTGCTATCGGTCTTATACGCTGACGGGGCCGATAGGTCCGTTCAGGATTCTATTTGTTAAATGATACCTGCTGTTGAACTCTTCTTTAGGTATCCGCTTGAGAATGTTCCAGGAGCGGTTCCTGCGCTGCCAGAGAATCTTGCATTCTCTAGAGCATATAGGTCTAACTTCTTGCGTTCTTCAGATGCTAGTCCCTGGATTCTTGCCTTCTCTGCTTCTACCTGTCCATACTGTGGTAGACCCTTAGAGATAGAACTTAAGAACTCAGTCTGTGGAAGCTCTCTAGCAATTGCTCGATAGTCAACATTAGCCTGGGCTGCATCTTCACCTGAACGCATTGCTGCTTCTGTTCCGATGGTACCACCCATTACATTTGAGTATCTATCTGATTGGATAGATGTTGCTGCTTCGAATGCCTGGAGTCCCTGCTTAAGAGCAGCTCCACCAATCTCAGCAGAAGTAATCTTCTTCTCAAGTGCAGGCAATTGGTTCTTAGGGTCAAGCATTGCTGCGACCAAATCACCTGTAGATAGTGATGAACCAAACTTCTTTAATGCATCAAGTACATTTGAATCAGCATTAAGAACTCTATTGTAAGCCATTGTTACTCTAGCCGTTACCTCATCTGGTGCTAGTTCATTGCCAATTAGCGTAGCGTACTGAGATGTATTTGCAAATCGACCAAGGTCATATGCCTTGAATATCTTTGCATATGCTTGCTCGTTAGCAAAGTAATCTTTTTCAGATAGAGGCGCTTTACCTGCAGCTATCAGTGTGGCATTGCCAGAGAAACGTTCTAGGTATGACTTGTTGTAACGTGGGTCGCTACGAAGCAATGTTAACATATCAGTTGATGAAATGTCTGGATAGTCTGAACGAATCTGTGCTAATGTATCTGCAAGACCAGTAATCTTATATACACCAAGACCAGCAACCATTGATGCATATACTGGGTCTTCTGATGCTGAACGTGGATTCTTCTCAGCATCTATAATCTCGTAACTTCCATCGCTATAGATTATAGTTGTGCTTCCATCAGCATTCTTAATTTCATTTGTCTTTATCTTAGTTGACTGTTCCCCTGGAACTTGAAACTCGGAACCAGTTTGGATTCCTGCCATTGGGTAATCTACATTAGATACCTGATTAGTTACGCTAGAACCTACTGTTCCACCATAGCCAACCTCAGGTGCAGCATAGTAGTCAGGCATATCTCTATCTAGTCTTGCCATTATAGATTAACTCCAAACGATTGAGCCATATACCTTAGGTCGCTCTTAACTGTATCTTTATAGAACTGTGTATCTTTAATACCTGGCTTCTTCCACTG